AAAGTACAAACTTTTTTAGTGGTGTATTTTTTAAGGACCCTATATAAGAGAACTGTCACACCGTCATACGGTCATAAAAAAGAGGGAGCCTAAGCCCCCCCTCTAGTATTAACCCTTAAAAATTATGATAGCTCAAATGTAGTACTAATCTCATTCTTAGTCATTCTCTCTTGAAAACTTTTTAATAATTTAGTAGGGAAGTTACCTGTGATTGTTACCCTAGTTTCCTCGTCATCTATTGGCATAACATCGACATCAAAGATATTAATATCTGACCTCTTGGGTCTGATAAGTTCTGGAATGGGGTATATCATCTTGAGGTAGTTTTGGTCTTTTCTATGGTACCAATACTTGTGCTCTTGGATGCCATGCACCACCGTACTATGATCACGATTAAAATACTGACCAATCATGGTGGTAGTCATGTGCCTGTTTTCATACATGTAGTTGTACAGGTAGTATCTCTTGCTTACTATCTCCTGCTTTCTGCTAGGTGTGTTCAGCTGATATGCCCTAATGATATCCACTATATCCTGGTTAATTACTTTGCTCAGTTCAAATAATTCCTCACTCATATCTCTTGAATTTTATAGCCCCATTGCAGATACTGCTCTAAGGTCTCAGGTTGTTCATTCTGTTTGTATTGGAAGTTGAGCTGCCATAAAAAGCCTTTCTCATCCATCCCCATGTAGCACCATGTGCCACCCTCTGGCTCTACTGTGTCTTCAAGCCAAATTCTAAAGTACCTTGTGTATTTCATTAGTCTAATCTTTTAGGGTCATTAACTCCTTTGAACAGGTTGCTTGTAGTAGCTATCATGCCGGTAGCTTTCATAAAGTCAACCTCAGCCTTAGCACTGTTTATCACTGAGTTAGACAGGTTAGAAATTGCCTGAGCCTTTTCTACTTCAGTAGATAGTTGTTCAGGTGTTAGCTCATCATCATTTAATCTCTCTAGAGCTGCGAAGAGGTGATCACGTAGATCATTCATGCCGTTTCTTGCCATTGTTTATTGTTTTATTAAGTTTACTTTTTAATTTCATGACCTCCTGTAAGTCCTTTGGGAACCGTTGGATTGTATTTTTGGTCATGTTTGTGTTCATTGGGATGCACTCCAGGTTGCTCAGCTCTAAGTTCATAGTGTTGCCATCAATAAACCTAACTATGTGCTTAGGAGGGATGGGTCCATTAGCCTGCTCCCATGTCAACCGGTGAGTTAATACCCATACACTATCTGATATCTTAGTGTAGTGATACTTTCTACCACTGCTATCAGTTCGGATGCTAGTTGCATTTGCCTCCCTAGTATTGAATGGCTTGTTGCCTTTCTTAAACATCGTAGCAGCTGCATTAGTTAGCAGTAAATTAGGACATTTGATACCTTTATTGAATGGTACATGACCTTTAGGATACCTGGTGTACTTACCTGCGTTTAATATCAGGGATCTATTTATTGCTTTCTTTGTCTTAGGGTCTTTTTTTAGTCCTCTTTTGTACGTTCTATTGTACACTTGGGATGCAGTCAATCCTAGATACTCACCTAGCACTTTTGCAGGGATGTATGGGTATAGTATTTCTAGTATCTTATCTTGTCGCATACCTTTTCAATTACAAAGTGTCCGTAAATATGAGTTCCTGCTGCCCTGAACTGTTGGAGTTTCCAATGGCAGAGTGCTTTGGTAGGGAATTCATAGCTCTCTGCGAGCCTTTTTTCATAGTAATATAGTAATCTGTACATGAGTTCTTGCATTTTAAGTATTCTAAATATAGGGAGGTATTAAAGGAGCCCCCCTTATCTCCTGCGAATGACTGACGGGTCCACCATCTAGCCATCTCTGAGATATCTCTATGCATCATACCTCCACTCATCCTCATCAAAGTCATCATCCAACTCCTGCATATCTCTTACAAGGTTGGTATCCTGGATGCACCAAATAATCTCCTCATTAAGTTGGTCAAGTTCGGTATCAGTTAGGATGTAGTCAAGCTCTACCTCACCAATTATTTGAGTAGCTACCACATTGCTAAGCTCCACCTCATAGCTTTCATCGGTTATGTTAGTTATTTTATACTCACAGTTACCATGCACATCATCAAAGTCAAAGTAAGCTACTTCAATTCCTATTGTTACTTGCATATCATAAAGATTAAAACGTTATACATAATTACCATAGTACCCACGACTATAGCCATACCTCCTACTGCTTTGAATAGTTCTCTTTTCATCTGTTAGCGTTTAGAATTGTTAAAAAATCTTCTGTGTTATCTAATGCTTCTTTGGTCATTTCCTCAGTAGCTTCAACAAGCAGCTGCTCTAGGAATAAAGCAAGTACCTCTGCGTTGTTTTCGTGTTTCTTGATAAAGTCAAGGGCTCTGTTAAACTGTTCCATATATCATTTTTAAGTGTTAATACCTGACAAAGATATAAAAGGTTTCATATATGCAAAACATTTTGCATAATTTTCCACAAATTTAGAATGAGTCTAAATAAGGAATATCACATAATGTTGGTGAAAATCACTTAATTTCGCCTATAAGCGTAAATAATCTCCGCAAAAATACGTCTATAAACTCACGATATTTGTTTACGCGTGTAGAGATATTGCTGATACTTAGTGAATACCAGGTGATTTATTTTGTAGTGCTTTTTACAGTCCTTGCATAGTATCCAATGGTGTACAGTGCCTGCAGCTGTGACTACTTTCTTATTGTATTTAACATTTATTCCTGCACATTCAGGGCATTCATATTTTTCCCCTCCATGCTGTACTGCATAGTTATGGTTAGCAATGGCATAGCTGTTGAGTTTCTCAAATACTGCCTCAAGTACCTCCACATCCATCTTACAATAGGCCACCATCTTATCCAGTGCATCCTGATCTTTGCGAAATACTATATCTTTCCACAGGTCAAGCCCTCCTGTTTCCATCTTAGCACCTACCTTGAGTAGCTTAGCTATGTAGTCAAGCTTGTTGCTATTAAAATTAAAGTACTTTTTAGCCCATTTAAGCGTGTCTATGGTCTTGGGTGATGGCATAAACTGAATGCCATGAAATAAAGCTCTTGTGCGTATCCATTTGAGGTCAAATCTATCCCCATTGTGAGCTACAATCTCATCTGCTTTCTCCAATACTTTGACAAAGGCCTCAATCATTTTCTTATCACTTTGACTTTTGGACCATGTTAGGCTGTGAATTTCATCCTCACCCTCCCATTTATAGCAGATGCAGATGATTGCACGCTCATGAATGATATCACCCGGGTTAATGGTTAGGTTGTATCCTGTCCTCCAGAACACACCGACATTGAAAGAGGTCTCAATGTCATAAAATAAACGTTTTCTCATCTATTTAATTTACTGAGGATAGCGTTCCACGCTAGTCTAAGTATGTATGGTATAGCAAGCCCTAACCAAAAAGGCCACCATGCTATTTTATACTTAGGTACCTCATGTTTTTTTGTGATTGTATTGCCTCGTATCTTTTCAATTTTGGTCTTATACCTGTACTCAATACGAGTCTGCCATCTAGTCTTAGGTATGTAGATATTGTTGAATTTAATAACCGTATCCTTAGTGGTGTAGAACTTCTCCCATACAATAGTGTCATTCTTAATAACAGGGAATGAGTCAACAGTGGAGATGCGGATGGTATCACTATCCTGGACTAACTGCAGTCCATTCTTTAATGCTTTCTTATAGTGCCATTGAGCACGCTTAGGAGCTGAGCATGATAGCAGGATGAGTATAGGTATTAAATATCTCATAGGCTTTGTAACATCTTAATCATTCTAGGGCATGGGTAAATATCTGCCTTATCTTTTCTCACACTGTTATGCGTGTAGATCCCTGCAGTTCCTTTGAATGCCTCTTTGTCTATGCTGAATATCTCGGACCGGTATGCCTTGGGAATGTCATAGGTCTCACAAAGGTACTCCACCAACTGCCGAGTGCTTTCAATCTGTTCATCCGTATATTTGTACCAATACTTATTACCCTTGTAGGGTGTTTCTAATGTGGTTACCATTGATGGGTCCACCACTCCCTTGACATAATTGTAGTACTTACCATCCTTTAGCTTCAATGGGCCCCAATTACACACCTCTATACCTACGGATAGCTTGTTTAAGTTTTGGTACTTGAGTCCATGAGCTGAGAAATCTTGGCTATCTATCCCCAAGTGATAAGCCCAATGCTTAGAGCTGAAGCACTGTACTATGCTACCTCTTTCACCTATTACAAATGCAGTAGCAATCCTATCTCCGTTGCTATTCCACCAACGTGATACAGCTACAGGGTTACCATTGCCTGCAGTATGGTGTAGATATATTTGTTTTTTCTCAGACTCTTCGTGGAAGTACTGACTGTTAGATAGGCGTTCCTGAAATATCTTGCTTGTGTCTAATTTCATCTAGGTCCTTTTTAATATCCTTAGCTCTTGAAAATAAGTTTTTCATTGCCTGCCATAAATCAAGCCCTTTCACTGCTTTGTAATTCTCATTGATACTCATCACCTCAATAGATACCAGGATGAGTGCAAGTATCTTTGTGAGCAATAAATCTACCGAGAAAAATTGTAAGATGATATTATTTAATATAAATTTATCAATCATATAAAACAAGATAACCGTTACCTCATAGAGTAGCATCTTGCTAATGATTGCAGATAGACCTCTGCTAGTTATCTTAACCTTGTTTTTAATTGACTTCCATACCCCTGTGATAGTATCAAGTAAGATCACAAAGCCTACTAGAAACAACAGCCCTGAGATAGGCATTAAGAATGCAGCAATGGTAGCAGTTAGCTTGACCCAATTTGCTTGCATTGTAGCTAGTAGTATCGCGAGCTGTGACTTCATTACAAGATTAGGATGCTGTTATTGTACCCATTCTCAAGGAAGTTACCACACATACCTGTGCAGGTATCCTGCCATTGAGTGATGCAGCTGCAGTTTTGGAACATTGGTCTGAGGTCAGTATCCTGGTTAGCTGTGGATATGAATATAGGGAACAGGTTACGGTTAGCAAGTAGCCATCTGATTAGACGTTGTTCAAAGAAACTAGCCTTTTGTGCATAGTGTTCCATCCCAAATGCTACCTCACTTCTGGATACACTTGCAGAATAATCTCCGTTTTGAGTCTGAAGTCCTTTGTTTTTTAACTGATAAGTCAACCCAAATACAGCATCCTCAGCTGACCTCCATGCGATAACCGGCTGAATGAACTCTACTAGGTCAATCTCATCAGGTGTAAGTGTCTGATTGTTGTATGCTGTTAGCATGTGATTGTAGAACGTAGTGCCCAGGATAGGCTGCACTCTTAATGCCGCTTGTGTCGCAATGTATGGAGTTACGTCAGTAACATCCACATTAGCTGTGATGGGTGTGTTTGTCTTTAGGTAGGTTTCAGTGATAAAATACAGCATTATACAATAGGTTGAGTAGGTTCATCAATAGGAGGTAAAGATGCTAGAGCTCTAATCTCATTGGTAGTCATTTTTTCAAGTACTTTGCTTAGTAGTGCATCACTCAAATTGTTCAATGCATCCTTAACTTGAGCAGTTTTCTCATCTACCTCAATAATAGTATCACCAATGATTTGATAGTTATTGATTGTGAAATCAGCAGGGATGCGAGCAATGGTTAGTATCTCATTAAAGATAGTAGTTACCTGTTGACGTAACTCCATGACTACATTCTTTTCAAAGATAACATAGGCCTGCTTGATATCACTACCATTACCTAAGCTACCAGTGGTACGGATACCCATTAGGATAGGGTCAATGGTGTGGCTAAAACAAATCTGTTCAGTGTTCAATGCAGATGCCTCATGAAATAGCTTATCATTGCCATTAGTAGGTAGGCTTTCAATCTTTGGTAGTTGGTCCGCACTATTGGCAAAGAATGCAACTGCCTTACCGGCATTGGCTGCACCTTTAAGACGGTCAATAGTTTCCTTGATCATGTGCTTTTCCTCCTCAGACTGTGGCCTCTTTGGGAACATCATAGCAAAGCTAGGGAACACACTATTTTGGATGTTACTTTTTGCGAAGTAACTTAACTCGCCACTCAAAAATGCAAAATTAAGTGCCGAACTATATGTCGGCAAACTATAGTGGTCCTGACCAACTGACTTAACTTCGTAGCAATAGAGCTGACATTCATCCTTACAGGTGATGTGGTAAGGCTTAATTTCTTTGATGTCGATGTTAGTGCTCCAGTCATCACATAAATAGTACATATCTCCAAACCTAGATACCCTTACTTTGTCAGGTGATACATTCTCTATCTTGATTAGTTTCTTTTTTTCACCAAAATATAGCTTGAAGTACACACGATTGTGGATGATTAACTGCTTTGTAACAGCCTTAACAGTGTGCTTGAGGTTAGCTTTCTTTTCAAAGGTAAACATCTCAAGTTTTTCCTGAGGTGTGAGCTTATCGGTTGTAAGGTTAAAGCCTCCACCAATTACAGCGTTGGTCTTATAGTCTACAATGGCACCATGTAGTGGTGAGCTGTAGTACATTTGATTGAGCATTTGTGGATACAGGTTATCTGTTCCAAATCTCACCCACATGTTAGTAGAATATCTACCGTTTACATAGGGCAGTGTCAAGTTACCTCTCCCTACCGGTAGGAATGGGGTGCTAAATGATTGATAGCCCTCTACCATTTCAGGACCTTTTGGTTTAATGTTAAATAGTCTTTCGTACCAAGCCATAGTTAATCGTATATTGAAGTTCCTGCAGGACCACTTACAACCATTCTCCCCTCCTCAATGACTACACCTGTAGTCTGTGCTATTGTAAGAGGCAAAACGAATGGTGTTGAGCTCTCATATACCTGGTAAGTGAACTGACCTTTTAAGAGTGTAATGTCTGTTGGCTCATCAAGAGTAAACAGGTTGTATCTTTCTGGCCATGCACTCGTATCAGCAGATGTGAAGAGCTGTGGTGTGCTAGTAGTATTCATTTCATTGGTGAATACAAATAAATAGTGTGGTGTAGTAACCGTAGTTACCTCACTAAGAGTCAACACGAACTGATTAATAACACCTTGATCTAAGTAAATCACACCTATATTAAATTAGCTTTGTCAAATGTTCATAAAAAAAGCCCTACCATTACAGCAGGGCTTAAATATAGAGAGGTAGAATTGCTTATTGTACTCCGATTGCTTGAAGTGCAAGATCAGTCATATCAATGTTGTAAGCTAAGTAAGGGTTCTCAGCTACCAAAGTAACTGTATATTTTGAACCATCAGCTCTAGCTGTACCTGAGCCCTCACCTGTAGCAGATAACTGCAAGTATGGGAAGTACCAATATAAGCCATTAGCATCTAAGATGATAGCTGTTAAGTATTGCTGTCCTGTTCCTAGGATTTTAATAGCACGAGACTTATCAGCATCTCTTCTGTGGAATACTAAGTTAACTGTCTGAGTTACAAAAGAGCTACCATTAACTAAGTCAATAGTGCTATCCTCTGTATAGTTGGATGTGTTTCGGCGTACCTCAAATGGTTGGAATAAATCACCACCTGGTTGTAAGGTGATACCTGTAATTTGCCAGGCATTCGCACCAGTTACTATAGATGGGTCAGCAGGAGTGATAGAAGCTATCTCATCCTGTGTATTAATCCAAACACCATAGATACCACCAATGTTGTTAAGACATGGTTTTACGATAGTCTCTAAAGATTGACATGTAGCCATTGTGTAAAAGTATTAAAGAGCCCCCTTGGTAGAGGGCTCATGATTAAAAATTATGCGTAGTAAACGATGTCAGTTGGGTTAACAAAGCTGAAACCAACTTTCATGTTAGCACGAGTACGGATAACCGGCTCAGCAACAGTGTCAGATAAGTTAACTGCACGTAGGTCAGATGGGTCTCCCTCACCATCAAAAGCAAAGATTAAATTGTCTTTCAATGTGATAACAAATTTATTGTTAGACATTCCTGGACAAAGTACAATCTTGATACCTAAGTAAGTCAAAGACAAATCTTGAGTGATGAACGCTTGAGTGTTACCTGAAGCTACTCCTAAACGGTAGATGTTTACTAATTGAGTAGGCATGTAGATACGTAGGTCAGCTGTACGTGATGCAATAGCTGCAGGAACTAAAGCAAAAGCAGCCTCTAATTTAGCACCTAATCCACCAACTCCTGAGAATGTAGTGATAGTACCACCACCACCATTGATAACATCACCTGCTAATTCTGAAGCAGCTAATTGTTTCTCATAACCATCACACAAAGCAAGCTGTGGGTTAGGAGATAATACATCACCTTGCCAACGTAGAGCTTCAATTTGTCCGTTAACAGCATTAGCCATTTCAGACCAGTAGAAGTTAAAGAAATTAGCTACAGAGAAATCACCATTAGATCCTGCTGACATTTGTAAAGATACGAATGACTGCTCTAAATCAAACTGACAAACCTGAGCCATTGCAGAAAGAGCACATACGTCTACTTCATGTGAGCTTAAGTCATCTGAGTTAAGGTTAGGGAAGTTACATGGAGATGTAGCTAACAATCCTGAACCAAAAGTAACTGTACCAATTTTAGTCTTATACTTGATACCTGGTAGAGTACGGAAGTTATCAGCAATCTCAGTGCTTCCTAAATATGCTTGAGCATAGAATGCCTCAGCGTTTGGTGCCAATAAAGCACTCGGGTCGATGTTCAAATCAAATCTTAATTTACGCATTTTGTTGTTATTTGTTGTTGTTAAATTTTACGAAGTTACTTAGTTTTTGATGTGCACTTAAAGTCACAGCCTCAGCCATCTCCTCATCCTCTACCTCTACAGATAGAACTTCCTCTAATTGATTTTTGATTTCAGCAATCATGGCAAGCAAAGCATTTAATTGCTCATCCATTACAGGCTTAACAATAGCAAGGATAGCCTCTGCATCTACTGCAGGATCTATTGCCATTGTTTGCTCTTCTGCAGGAACTTCTGCTGTTACTTCCTCTTCAACTACAGTGTCCTCAAGGGCTATCTCTTCAGATACCTCTTCTTTTTCTACATCTTTTACTTCAACTACTTTACCATCCTTGATGATATAGATTTTTTCGTTGATGATGTGCTCGCCATCTGGCAACATTAACTCATTCATTTGTGTTTTATTTTGGGATTGTTTTTGCTCGTTTAATTTCATGCCTAAGTATCCCTCAATAGAGAAACCTATCTGCTCCTGTGCTACAAGCTCAGCATAGTACTCTTTGTCAGTTACCTGGGCAGTAACCATTAGCGTACCCTCAGGCACTTCAATGCCAAATGATGAGTAAGCCTTATCCTTTTTTGGGTTGTCTACTATCCATGCCTCAAGTACATAGGCAGGAACGGTTTGAGATTGGTCATGCTCCAGGTTAAATAGGTCTCGGTTGACCATCTGCTGCATGAATTTTCCATGAATTTTCTCAATCTCTTCCTTAGTAAACTTGACATTGTACTCCTCATCTGTATCCTCATCAAAGCGGTATATCTCCATAGGTATCAAAGCAGGTGCAGTTACTCTATATTTGAGCTCATCTGTAAAGAATAAAGCCTTAGCTTGAGAATTGAATGCCATCCCTTTGACCTTAATGGCAGGATTGGATGTGAATGCTATCTGTTCAATGCCTAAGTCCTGTCCGTTTTCAGCGTATTCAGGGTCAATAGTAATTTTGTAAGTAGGGATATCTTTTTTAGCCATCTACCTATATTAAAAAAAACGTATATTTGTTCAAAAAATTAACTATGATAACTATCTTAAACAGGGAAATTCCTAACCAACTTGAAGAGCTCACCATTGAGCAGTTCGAAGTCATTACTGAAATCAATAACAATCAGGAACTTGACCCCATTGATAAGCACCTCCAGGTGTTTGCTTACCTTGGCATCCCTGAGTCTGAGTTTTGGGACTATGATGTGGCTGATTTTGTAGGGATGGTCAAAGAATTTAACTCAGCAGAACGCAAAGAGTACCCGGTAGTAGAAGAGCTAGAGATTGAGGGCTACATCTACAAGGCACAAATGAAGTTAACTGTACGTGATACTAAGATGATTGAGAAAGTAGCACTAAGAAAAGAGAAAGGATATATCTCTGAGATGCTAGCCATCATGTTCAAACGTGAGGACCTTACACCCACTGAGCACTACACCGATGCACATATCAAGCAGAAAGCAAAGCTCATCCGTAAATTGAATGCTGCTATCTCCATTCCATATATGATGTTTATCGCACAGAAAATAGGACAACAAGCTAATGATCAAGCTACCGAAGCAGTGGAGCCAAGTAACGCTTGAGCAGTTCATTGAGTTTAGTCAAATAGATAGAGAACAGGGAGCCTACCACTACAACAGTGAGGCTCTCTCTATTTTATCGGATGAGCCTATTGATGTGATTGAGGACCTTGACGTGGATGAGTTAGCAGAACTTGTTAACGAGTCTAGATGGTGTACCTCTGAGCCATCCAAAAGATACAAGCATGAAGTGCTAGGGTTGACTCTTAAGCCATTCAGTAAGCTAACTTTATACGAGTACATTGACCTTGACTATTTCTTTAGCAATAACTACATCACAAATCTTGATAAGGTATGTGCTATCCTGTACCGGCAAACTAAAGTGAATGAATGGGGTGATGAAATCATGGAGCCTTATGACTTTGACTGCAACATTAGAGCTGAGAAATTTCATGACCTACCTATTACAGATGTGTATGGAATAATACATGAGTTCCTGAAGTTCAGGGATAACTTTCTTAAGACCTATGAAAACTTATTTACCGGTGATCTAGATACTCCACTCACTGATGAAGAGAAAGCTAACATGGACCCTGAGGAAATTAAAGAAATTGAGAAAGAGCAAACTCAAGTAAAGTGGTCATGGGAGCAAACCATCTATGGCTTGACTAATGGGGACATAACTAAGAGTGATAAGATAGGTGTCCTACCACTCGTTTATGTTTTCAATATCTTGTCTATGAAAAAAGAGTTAGACATCTAATGGGAACCCTGGAGTGAAGCCTGGAGGTGGGTCAACTGCCTCAAATGTGTACACAATTTTCTGCTGTTTCTCAAGCACCTCAACAGCCTCTACCAATGGATATTTTTTAGTTAACCATTCAGTGTACTGTCTATAGATTTCTGCTGTGATACCTGCAGCGTTTAGCTCCTCAGTAAATTGTGCAACGAAATCTCTAGGGGTGATCACTCCACCATTCCAAAGAAACGCACCATTGTTCAGGAATATAAAGTAGTACATTGCTACTATTTGTATCTCTAACTTTTGGAAGCCTGTTATCTTGGCATTGATACGGATACTTTCTACAAGTGTACCCTCACCATCCACAACATCATTCCTGATTATTCTTTTTAGGATTGTAGCCATTCTCCTACGTGTAGGATATAGCACATTGAACTCCCCTGTGTTTGCGTATCTAGCCATTAGTTAATTCTTTATATATTTCCATTGTATCATCTACTAGAATGATACCCTTATCAGTTTCTACATGCAGCTGAGTATCACTAATCACCTCAATAGGTCCTGTAATTGTGTACTCTATTCCGTTTATATTAATCATATATCTGTACTATTACGCGTTTATGACCAAGGTTATCAGGTGTAGTGGTTGAATTTTGAACTGCAAAAATTAAGTAGTGATTAACCGCAGGGTTAAACGAATAAAGAGATATTGCACCTTGTACTAAATCCGAACTCACGCCATTACTTGGAGAATAACAAAATAAATTAGTTCCGTCAAAATAAAAGTTTCGTTCGAATCGTTGGTGGTAATTTGTACCAGACATCCCCGAAGCTGTTGCAATTTGTGTTGCACCACTCAATGTATTTGAAGTGTTTATATAAATTCTAGCAGTTGAAGCAGTTGTACCTGCGGTTTTCGTTAGTAAATTTTTAATGTAAATTGTGTTATTACTTACCAACGTATTTGCAGGTATCAATACGGATGCACTTATTTGATTGGTATTACCTGTTAGGTTGCTACCATTGATGCTAGTTAATGTCCTTGGGTTAGTAGTTAAATCTCCACTACCTAAGATTGAGTTACCATTGATTGTCTTGATGTTAGTACCACTTACTAGCGTATCTTGCTTAGCATTCAAGGCAGTCTGTAAATCTGTTTGACTAGATAGTGTTCCTGTGATACCTCCCCAGGTTGCACTACCACCCGATGCTGCTGCTATTATCTGAGCACCTGTAATGGCTGTGTTAACAGGTAAGCCACCCACTATAGAAGTACATTCTAGCAAGTCAGTTGGCTGTAAATTTCCTGTGTGAGGTGTAAGGTTAGGCCTCCAATCTCCCCACCATTTAGGTGCACTCATACCTATATTACTTTAAGCCTCCGAAATGTTTATTGTAAAGGCACAGCACAGTTGGTCCAATCATTCACCGTTAATGTGATGTTCATGACATAGCCTGCAGCGTAGTCAAGTAGATCGTTGTTCAATGGTTGGAAGTTAGGTACACCAATCACATCAAAGCTATAGTCATTGCTATAGGTGAAGTAAACATAAAGGTCATTGAGTATCTGTTGTGTATCGCTTAGGATTGTGATGATGTTAGCTCTATCCTTTTGGATGATGTCAAAGCAGTAGATGTCAAAGTTAAACTCTGACGTGTTATCTGCAGGGTTAACAGTTACCGGCACTATAAAAATGATAGGATACTTCTCATCCTGAGTAGCGAAGTTAAATAGCTGTTCCTTAAAGTCACTACCTACTTTCTTTACTTGTAGATGGCTATTGTAGAACTGCTCAATGTGGTCGATGATTGCTTGTAGTGAGTTCATTAGAGTTCAGCGTTTTTGTTTATTTTGGTTATCTTATTCTGTACGTTTGTTATTTGTGTCTCAGATACTACAGCTGTGACGGTCATAGAGCTGTTAGATGTACCACCTCCTGCACTCATCACATTGCCTGTGTTAGCTGAGCCAAAGAGCTGAGCACCTTGAGGTACTTGCTGTGCTACATTAGCTCCTCCTCCCTCACTAGCACTAGCACCACCGCCTCCACCTCCTGAAGTTGGAGTACCACCTGAGGTAAGTATCTGCTTAGCCTTAGCAACATTGGTAGCAATCTGGATGATACCTGTAGCGAACTGAGCAATACCTGCAGCACCTGCTGTTACTCCATTCAATGGGTTAGATTGAGATGCAGCAACTAATGATGAGATTGCCTTGGCTGTATCAATACCAATCTGTATCAATGCATTAGCCTTGTTGAACTTCTCTAGTTTCTTTTGGTCCTTGATGAACGCAGCACCTACAGTATTAATTCCATTGGCTATATCGGATGCTAACTGTAGCCTTGCATCCCTTTCTTTTTTATCGCTTTCAATCCTAGCTAGAGATGCATCATTTGCTATTTTTTCTTGATCATCTTGGTACTTTTTAAGCAAAGCTGCCTTAAGTATCTCATTGTCCTCAGCTAGTTTTAACTCTG